CTGACAGGGGCGCCCTCCCCGGCCGTTCGCCTAGCCATAGCCTTTCCGGGTAGCCATCCCGGCGCTAGGCCTCACGAGTGGACCAACGTCAGCAGTCTTGGCTCGCGCAGTGCAGTACTCCAACGTTCTAGCGAACATCGGTGCTGCCACTGCCGCGCCCTCAGACCTGCCCTTGCGCTTCTGGCGGTTGCCTGAATCTCCGGTAAAATTCCAGGAGAATCCTTCGTCAGGGGACCCAAAAGATCCCTTAGACAACCAATCGAAGTCCCAAAAACCTTCGGACTTGCCTAATGGTTTAATGGTCGCTCCGACGGCACGCCGCGTAACGCGATGGAGGCCTTCAACCATCCCGGTTGAGCCTCCGGCGCCAACTGTGAAGTCGCCTCGAGCTTGCACTAAAGCTTGCCGAGCTTCTCCAGCAATTGCGCTATGCGCGATGAACGTATCAATCGCGCCATGGTCTGGTAACTGCACACACGCCTCTACACCTGCTGGTGCATCGGGTGTGGGCAAACATTCCACGACCATGCCATAGTCCACCTCGAGCGACAATCCGTCCTGAGCACCAAAGATGCCAGCGACAAGGATGATCGACTCGTCTGCAGACTTAGCGTCGACTGGATCCACCGCACGACCAGTGGTCGATACGGCAGCAGAAGACGCCGCCACATTATAAGGGGCGAAGTACGACGCTGGTGTCAGAGTCGTCCAAGAATTCGCCGCATCCGCAAAACACGGGAAACGGCGAATCGGCTTGGTGACTGGTGCTGCCGGCGAGTAGTAAATACCGCACGGTAGAATAAAGTCTGACGACAACCGAAACGCGTCCGCGCCATTTGGCACAGCAAAGAAGGTCTTCTGACCCTCAGTGCGCAGTGCTTCCATGGACACGTGAGTGGCTCTATTGAGCCGCTCTAAGTTTACGAACTCTTGTTCTGTGACTGGGAAGTCGTTCGTGTTTGCAGTCACCTGGGCGAAATAAATTTTCCCCGGGGCCATGAACTGGCCAGATCCCAGCCCCACAACGCGCACTCGCATGGCTAGTCCGAGTGTGCGCGCGGCTGCTGTGTATCCGACCAAAGTTGACTGCGTCTCCCCATAGTCATCCCACCAAGGACCTGCAGTGGTGGGCACTGTAGTGCCGACGGCGGTAAAACCGCCTGTCCCATCGCCATCATATTGCATCGGTACAGCAATGCTGCCCGGAATGTACGCATGAGGCGCCATCTGAATGTAGTTTGTAACTCCACCAGACGGGATCAACGCAGTCTCCTCAATCTGAGAAGCTGCGTGGCACGATAGTTTTGAATTACACGCAAACAAGACACTCGACCCGTTGGTCGCAGTATCCGTTATCGTGTAGGTCCTGTTGGCCAACAACTTAGACATGACAGTCGCGGTAATGCAAGTGTCTGGCAGGCGAGCAAGCTCGCCTGACGCCCAAGGATTGACCATTTGGCGAATGAGGTTCTTTTCCAAGCCAGATCTAGGCATCGGATGAGACCTCTCGCCAATGTAATCGGAGGCCGGCGCCCGAGCAACAATCATGCTCTCAGACTTGCCGGCAACCTTCTTAACGGGGGGTGGTGGCTTGGCGGCGACCTTGGGTTTCCCCTCAGCTTTACCGCGAGCCTTGCGATCGCGCTCGGCTTGAGCCGCACGCGCGATTTTACCCCCCATGACGGATGCCAACGACCGCGATCCTGATTCGCGACGTGACTCCGTTACTCCAGTGATGACTCTGACACCAGCAGGAGTGGGCGTGGTTGGCTTACCCTCGCTCATACCTGCTGTCGAGTCATCAAAGAAGACTTCCTCTTCAAAGCGCACCTTACCTTCAGAGACACCAGTTATGATGCCACCTGCGGCTTTGGCTTGCTCAAAGTGCGCAGCAGCGCCGCTCTTGGCTGCCGCCTCCGCTTTTGGCGGTGGCAGCGCCGCGCCCAACTTTGTGGGCTTGCGCGCCAGGCCGACAGCTGCTGCTAGTCCAGCTAGGTGCGCATCTCGAAATTTCTCACTCTGAAATTCAAGTAGCACACCATAGTGTACTTTCGTGATGTTTACACAGCCGCTCGGGCTTAGTAAACCTTGAGATGAACCAGTCATGTAACGGGCACGATATTGACTCACATGATGAGTCCTAACACCGAGCCTTGCACACAACGACTCAGCGAATTCGAACTTGTCGGAAAATGCCAGCAAGTACAACACTTCTTGAAACTGGCTTTCAACAATTGCCTCATGATACAGGCATTTTGCCAAAATTTTCTCCGGCCGAATCGACCGCGGTACGTAAAACGGGGCCGCTCGCCCTTCACAAATATCTAGGGGAGCGTTTCCGAGAAACGCCTGCGTTAAGTTGAGTGGTCCATCAACTCCTTCTGGTTCAACCCTTATATTCAACTCAAAGGACCAACGTATCTTGTTTTCACGAGAATACGTGGCTCCAGTCAAATTGATCCTCGGGTCGAACTTGACTCCAGTAACACAGTCGTCACCGTACACCAACACTCTAAAATGAGCGTCGATGTCATCATTTGTGACGCCTACTGGAGCGGCGCCCGTCTGATACATGGGGTGAAATTCTTGAAACCAACGAAGGATTTCGTAAGTCTTCACGATCATGCGGACAACAGTGTTGAGATCAGTGGTGAGTTTATCGCCAGAGGCATTAGCCATCCACTTCCTGTAGATGTTGCCATTCGGCGCGATAAGTAGGGCCTGCAAAGCTCGCCTACAATATTCACGAGCCATGTCTTGAAACCTAGGCTCGATAAATGATGCCAAAATTTTCGCGGCTGCTCCAAGCAACTGCGACAATTGTGACGTATCATAGCCACCGCAATCGTCGGCTTGTGCCTCATCGACACTACACCGACCCACGCGCGACATCATTTTGTTGTACTCACCATGCTGCATTGACCTCCCCACCTGAGTCCAGGCTTGGTACTGATCATACAGCGTGTGCAACGCGTGTTGCAATGGTTGGAAAATCATGTTCGCCACCGCGTTCATCCCAATATTAGTGGGCATGAACAAACGCGTTTTCTCCTGAGCTACACGATCAGCAGGTCGCAACTCGCGCTTCAACGCGATCGACACATACGGGTCGTGCATGTGGTACTTAACCGAAAAGGGGTGATCGTCCGCAAATGCAGCACGATCATAGCAAGCGCACAAGTAAGAGCGCAATGCTTCCTCGTTTCCGGGCTGTGCGAGCCAGTCCACTTTGGTGTTTTGCTTATCCAACACCCTGAAAGGCTCGCCAACGGACTTATCAACTTCCAGTTGACCAATGATCAAATGGGCAGCTGAACAATCCAATCTGTCCTCGCCTGACGGACCAGTGATGACCTCACCACGTGGGTCTATCACTGGAAATTCCATCTGGCTACTACTGAGACAATAACGCAGCCTGTCCCACACGAGGAAGATGGCATGCTCTAAAACATCAGCATCATACTCCTCGTTCGGGGGTTGCGCCATCTTTGTGAGGGCTTTCCCCAACGCACTGTCTGAGATCACAGCTGGTGCGAACTCCCGTTTAATGCGAGCGGCTTCCTCACCAAGGGTGTCCCAAACTTTTTCAATGTCCGGGTTTACCTTGGTGCGGTCTCGCTGGGGTATCGCAAACTGACGATCGTGATCTACCATTCGCATCACGTGCGATGGGGGCCCGATGAGTCAGCTCATTGGCTCAAAATAATTGCGGCGGTCCCTACCAGCCCCAACATGCGTGCCAATCACAGCACCATTATGGCCAGCTCGTGGGCACGAACCGCAATCACCTCCCGTAGTGTTAGCGTCATAAGACCAAACTTCTCCCGGGAGGTATATGATAGCGTCACCGCGCGCATACGGGCACGATAACGATACTGTTTCTGTGTTCTCACCAAACACTACACCGGAAACAATACGATGTGTGATTCCAGCTGTCCCACTTGGCCGAAAGAACGGCGTCATCACGACCATAAGTTTCGGAGTGGGTCCTGCTATCACAAGTTTCTTGATGCCTGACACTGGCTTGTGCAAAACGACACGCACACAATGTGAGACAACTTCTCCTCCTAGCGTATTTTTACGCACGGCCTTCAGGCCTTGTACAACAGACCCATCCAACAAGTTAATTTCACTTTTGGACGGCCCGACACCAAGGAGGTAAGCCGCTTCTATCACAAAATCCTCATTCAATTGTTTATGATATTGTAATGACAGTGGACAGTCAGCGGCTAAGTTAATCTCAGTCGGGGTCAGAAAACACGCATTAAAAGTATGCGTGGTAATTTTCCCCGTACTGAGCTGGCGCAAAGTTACCTCGTTCAAACACGAATTGTGATCAACAATCACGATTGGGTTTGGCGACACTAGCGCCTCAGAAACTCCACGCACGCTAACACTGCTGGCTGGAACGCCGAGACAGTCATTCAACGGTCGTAGAGGCGTGGTAGCTGGTGGCGTCGTGATCGCCACTGCTTGAACCACTGTCGAACCAGCTCGGGCTGCATCTGCAAACGATACACCACGAGTCGTCGACTCAGAACGCCCAGCCGCAACTGTTGTAGAAACAGCGGCGACTGAGGGTTGCAACGGGGCATACAGCGGCGCAGCTGAAGCGCTGCGACCGCGTGATCGCGACCGCGACCTGCCCCTTTTCAAATGATAAGGATTGGCCTTCTTGGAATCAAACACTAGTTTATCATCCGGCGTCGCATGACGAACCCACATTTGCGGGCTTCTAAAGTCAGCTTTGTAGCCAGGCCAACGTTGGGTGTTGATAACCCACCCTTTAGCACGCTCCGCATCCGTGAGGGGCGGTATACACCGATCCCCATCTTTGGTCGATAATCGTGCTCGGAAACCCTTAGACGATGTGTTTGAACACACCATCTTTTGGCCACCGTATGGGGTGAAGTCAATGCCGAAAAATTCAACAACTCCTCCTTCAGCTACTGACGCCTGCGGCACAGTCAAGACTTCTTTGACCTTCTTGCCGACAGGTGCGACAGTCTTAACGACAGTCGCGGCAGCTGATGTGGCAACACCAGCAACGGCTTGTGCAAAAGTGCGAGTGTCTTGTTCATCCCGAGGAGCCAATGATGGCTCAAACTCGGTAAAAACCCACTCACCACCATACTGCGTTCCAGCCTTCAACACGATGTTGCCGGCTTTACCGCTGACAACATCGGCTGGATACTCCTTAACAGAGCCTTTCTCGATCCACCGAAGTACCGCGTCGCTAGATGCCTTGACATATAGCGAGTACAACTTGTACTTCTCAGCGAGCCGACGTAAGGCTGCGAAACCTGCTGCACAAGCTCCTCCAACGTCGACGACGAGAGCCTCGAGGATAAAGTCTTTGATGGCTCTGTCGGTCGTTGACGGCCCAGCATGGGTAATGGCATGAGCGACTGCCTGCGCGACGGCCTCGCCGAGGCCGGGGCATGAGTCGTCAAGCTCGTCCATTCCCACTGGTGTTGAGCCGTTGGTGATGAACATCCGGAAAGGGATGGCTTTTGACGATCCCTTAACGGCTGTAAATCGCTCAGCGACAAGCGGGAAGTCCCTTCGGATTTGCTCCATAGTGTAGGTCCGAAAAGGGTTTAGTGGCTGATCCACCATATAATTTTCCACCACGCGTCGCACGACAGTGACAGCGTCTTGAGGCTTGAGCGACCGCTCCCGATCGCCAGCCGTTATGGCCATCAACCGGAAGCGTGTCATGTTGGAGCGTATGTCACTCAAAGTTAGCGGCCGCGGATCAATTGAATCGTCCGCTCGTCGCAACTGCGCAACAATAAAGAAGCCTTTCGGCTGCATTGTTGTCACGCCATTCACAATGGTGTTAACATACCGTTTGCCGTACCACATTTTAATGGCAGAAGGCACTCCAACATGTTCCTTGAAATAATCGAGCTTGTTAGCATCGACTTCTGTGACCTCCTTCTCCAACCGCGACAAATCAACACTCGTACCGTACAAGTAAACTGAATCGTCATGAAACAGGTGTTGATTTTCACGCCCCTCATAGATCTTAAGGTGCTCATCCTTAGACAAAACACCTCGGCCTTCGCTACGGCCGTAGACGTAGTCTAGCTGCAACATTGCATCCAGATCATCCTTGAGATCTGCGATGTACTGCTGCGCTGACTCATCAGCTAAGTTACAACGCATGTTGATAACTTCTATGAAGTGAGAAAGAGGAATCAGGAGAGGACCCTCCCGATATTGATTTATGAAACCTTCCGCAAAGTTGGTCTTCGCCCAGGCAAAAAGCACCGGGCTCGAGCGTAAATCAATGCGGATAGGTTCAGGGCGCATCCGGCATAATGGGTTACGCT